TAATATAATCAGAAAGAGAAAAGAAAACAAAGACATTAAGGAAAGACTTAAAGAATAGGAGAATGAAATGCTAGTAAAATCATCAAGACGTTATATCAACACATTAGACAAAATTTTAAAGAATCAGCACAATGATATTATTACAAAGATTACAGAATATAAGGATTATTATATTTCTTATATCAAGTTAAATTTTTACATTGAAGGACGTTATTGTTTTGTTGCCACTCACAATGATACTGATACTGTTGTATATTATGTTGAGGGAAGTAATGACATGATTGAATACATCATTTCAGACCGTGAGACACAGAAAGAATCTATGTACAAAATAATAAATAAAATTTATGATTTGGTTGTTACATTATCAACAGAAACAGCAGAAACCTCAGAAGCCGATTATAACGAATATGAGGAAATTTTAGACAGCAAGGAGTCAACCGAACACGACAGAATCAATTACCTTATGGAAACGCATAGTACCCCAACTATAAATTTTGAGTATCGCAATTTAATGTATACAGACGAATACAAAGCCGCACACAATGAAATGTCATTACCGTGCAGAGTATGTACACATTTTTGCACAAGATTTGACACTGAAAATTATAGAATGGAATATTGCTGTCGAAAAAATAAAGAGAATGAGAAAAAAGCAATTAAAAATTTCGAATGGCATCACGTCAACCTCAACACTCTCACAAACCTCGATTTTGACATGCTTGACGAAAAGCGACAGTTATATTTAAAACTGTATAGAGAACTCAAGGAATTGATTCAAGATTTACATAAGTGTAAATCTGGGCGTGCTTATGAGAGACGACTTGCAAAAATGTATATTAGAAACGCTGAGTTATTTGACGAAAATAAAATTTCTCAGGATTATATCAATTATTTTACTAGAAAAATTTCCATGTGTAATGTTGAGTGTGGGCTATGGACGTCAAGGGTTGAAGAAGCAACAGGTTTACATAAATCGAGAAGATATAATAGATACATACTGAAGTATTGATATCACAGCTGACTTAACGGCTATACGGAGAGAAAGAAGGAAATATGAATCTTTATGGAATTTATAAGCGCAACACAATCGACAATGTACCAGAAATGAACGCATTATTAGATGACACCCGTGATTATTGTCACAGACGCGGCTTGCACTATGTCACATGTGCAGATGTACCAGGCTATATGAATGAAGGTTGTTCAACCGTACACGCATACAATGGAAAGTATGGTAAAGGTGTAGTTCGCACAAGACCATGTTTTTACAAGGGCAGACGTTCAACCAATTACATGACAATCGAATATTGGGTGACTCGTGACGATATCCACAAGAGATTAACAGGAGAAAGTGAGGTATAAAGATGAAGTTATATTTGATTGAATACTATGACAAGTTGCTAGATAGAACAGACTATGATACAATATTTGGCTTCAGTAAATCACACGCTAGAGAACAATTCAGATATAGAACGGACGACACTAAAATTATAGTATCAGTTGAAGCATTATAAGAAAGTGAGGATTTAACATGGACGTATTAACCACAAACCAGAAATACCAGATGTATGATGAAATCGCAGAATTAGTTCTCAAATATAGCAAGGACAAAACAGCAAAACGAATGATTGCATCATTTTTTCAAGAAGCCCAAAAGGTTGAAACTTCAAAAGAGCTTACGAGCATGGCATTCGTCTTAACATCCCTTAGATATCTTCTGGAAATCACATTCCCAACCAAATAACAATAAATACAGCCACCAAATGGTGGCTGTATTTATTAAGGTCCGAACTTCACGCCATAGCCGTATATAAAAATGTCTTTCGCAATAAGCGGCTCATTATTGAAATTATATGTCACATTGGAGCTATGAATATTGCTCAATGAAATATTGTTAGCAGGTGTGGTATCAATACCACAATCTCCAAAAGGTAAAAAAATGTAAGTACCAAATGTACCATCTGTTTTATAAGCCTTGAATGCGAACCCCAGAGGAATAACAATATCATTATCTTGTTTTCCAATTGAAATATTGCCAACGTTTCCATGCCAATAATGGTCATCCAGATTGTAAACTACGGACACAGTGGGGCGATTGTCAATGTATTCACTAGCATATCGTACAATCTTTGTTTTTTGTAATGATGATATATCAAGCTCAACACTCTCCCCCCAACTATCCACATACTCGAACGCATTAACTACTTCATCCCTCAACTTTCTCACCCCACGCCAAAACGCAAGATTGGAAAACCTTTCTGGCAAATTCTTCATTGGTTCTAAATATTTCAATAAATCCATATATAATACCTCTCTTTCTAATTAACCATTCTCAGCTATACAATAAATATATAAATCCCAGGCTGTTGCAATTGATACATCTTCCGCATTTGGGACAGCCGCTAAGGTAATGCTTTGTGGCACAATTGCAAGTTTTGCATTAGTTCCAGTTTTTGGAATTTGTAAACGTACATCGGCTTGTACAGCAAAACTTGTATATGCCAACTTATTATCAATTTTAACAATGGTACTGTCTTTAGTTAAAAAAGGAATGTAACTTGTCATAAGCTTAACTTCATCCATCGTGTACCCAAACTCTTGTGTTAATGTAAGGTTGAAAAAACCATTAGCGGGATATAAAGCATCAGCCTTGAAATTTGGTGCAACGGCATTTATTTGTGCAATGGTTGGTTTAGAAGTCCAAACGCTTTTACGTACCGCAATGAATGGTAACTTTACAAGAGCAACAGGTTGACCTAAATAGCCTATTTGAATAGTTCGTTTCGGTTTTGTCACTGTGTCATGCCATTTTAAATTGTTGGACAATTCCCAATTTGATTTACTGTCACCGCTTGCGAAGTCAATAACATTTGTGCAAAACCAGTCCCACCATGCACCCCAAACAGTCGCCCAGACTGAATCATTGTCGGTTAAATCAAGAATTGTCTGAGGTGGAATGATGTTAAGATTCTTCAACAAATCTTCCAACTTTTTCACCCTAGCTTCTAACGCTGTCATGTCAGCTTGAATCTGAGTAATAGAGTTTTCGATATTGGAAATTGACTGACGTATATCTGTAATATCACCTTCAACAGTCGTTAATCTGTTTTCGACATTATCTAAACGTTGCTCAATATTTGTAATATCACCTTCAACAGTCGTTAATCTGTTTTCAACATTGTCTAAACGTTGCTCAATATTTGAAATGTCATTTTTGATATTAGTCAATTCGTTTTGGATAGACTGTAACTCATTTTCGATATTCGTCACTCTAGTATCAAGGGCTTGATACTTTGCATACAAATCTTTTAAAGATTCTTCTACACTTTTTGCCCACACATTAAATTCATTGTTAAATTCATTCAAAGCGTCAATAACGTCATTCAATTTCGCCCACAAAGCACATACCTTTTGTAGTAGTGACAAACAATCATCAAAAAGCAAAGGAATCGTAAATTGATGATGCCAACAAAAGCCCAAATGCTCTTTGTCGGGCGGGTTGATAATAGGGATATTTGCCATAGTTACACCTCACTTTCATAATTCTACTCACATTATAACACAAGTTCCACTTACGTCAATCACCTAAACAGCCCCAAAAAATTATGTTTCAGTTTATCACAAATCTCCGTCTCAAAATCCCACACGGCAGTTGTATAAGTCTGTGCATTAGCCGCGGCAGTTCCACTCGAACCGCTGTGCATGGTAGAGTCGTCAACATGATTCTTGCTTACATTCGTCAAATAGTTATCATCCAATAAATCCGTTTGACCTTGCGGAGTATCTAAAAATTTATGCCAATCATCGGATGTATGAACGCTCTTGCTGTTATCAGTCTCAAACATATTCTTTGCGTTGTAAGCTTCAAAACGTGCTTTTAGCTTTAAATTCAGTTCGGGCATAATTCGCGCCATATCACCTCTCATGTGCTCACGGAACAAAAAGTCTGTCTCATAACCAATTTCCCATTCCAGAAAATGTCTTATGATCATGTCGTTAATAGGCTTTCTAAACTCCTCACTGAAAAGCGGATAAACATCAAGCCCAAAAGTCGCAAAATCATAATTAGCAAACAAACTCTTATTCGACTTCCTGTCATTTCCAATCTGTGCATTCTGCAAAATATCATAGACATGGAGCGTATAAGCCGCCCCTACATCATACCAATACTTGTCATTGTCTACAAAATTAGTGTCAATCATTGGAATTGTCATTATCCTCACCCTCACTTTCTTGAGCTTCTAAACCACTGTTCTTAACTTCCTTCACTGTTTCTCTATTGGTGTCCATAACTGAAAATTGGTCTAGCAGTCCAACATCACCAATATTTGAGTCATTAAACGTAGCCTTAACATTCAAGCCAAATTTCTTGTTGCATTGATCACAGAAATTTTGTCTCGCCTGTTCATAACTGTTTCTGAGAACCATAAGTGTAGGTGCATCTTGCATAACTTCAAGACTCGAAACTTGCGCAACTTTGCTTTGTGTTCTACCGTTAACACCCAACATAAACATAAAATCCGACATTAACATAGACTTTAACTGCTCAACATTTCCCGCAACAAATGGCGCGGGTGTCTGGTAGACGATTTGACGTATATCGTCATACTGACTTTTCAAAGGTGACATATCTCTCGTATAAACAACTGGTTTATGCCCTGCAATTTCTTCATACAGATTGGCAAACGTTAGCTCCTGTCCATCTGGCGCATTAAGAATGGCGGGTGTATTCTGTGCCTTTAAATTCACATTTATACACCTGTCGCATTCGTACAGTAACGCGGCATAATGTCGACACAGACCATCAATAGAAACAATGTCATAGTCGGTGAACGGTGACAAGCTAGCCGTCAATGTAGCAACTTCGCTCAAGTCTTTACTAACCGTTTTCACGAACGTCTTACATTGATACTTTGTTGCACCGCCATACCACGTCTTAGTACTTGATGTTGTGCAATCTCCGACAACATAAAATCCATCTTCTTTCCAGAGTCCCCCTAACTTACCAAGTACAAAATTTTCATTGAGAATGTTATTTGCATGTCGGTAAACGTCATCGTCATCAAATGGCAACCCCTCAAAAGTCCAAGCGTCAACAGCAATCCTACGCAAAAAAGTATAATACAGACCGATAGTTAAAAGGTTTTCTGTCTGTGTATTCTGATTTTTGGTATTTCTTTTCAAATCACAACACCTCACTTTCTAAATTATACACGGAAATTGGTGCATTTATCATTCACCTTCACCCTCACCCCTCACCTCTCAGCCCTTAACCTTCTACCTACATTTTACCAGATTGACCGTGATTGTCAACGATCAATTTTCAGTGGTAAAACATTAGCAAAGTATTTCAAAGACCAATACGGACAAAACATGCTTCTAGCATCAATTCCCCCTATTGGTGGGGGCGGTGTTGTTGGTTGCACAACCTCAGTCGTGCCGCTACCTGTTGCGCTTCCAGCATTTCCACCAGCTGGATTGACGGGGGCTTTTGAGTCTGAGTCTGAAATTGTACCCTCGCCAATTTGAATAACGCCTGTTTGGGACGCCATGTCAGCAAAGACGCGGTTGTACTGTGTAGTTGTCCAACGATTGCCGTCATTCGCGCCCGTTTTAGCGTTTTGACGTGCCATGACTAATTTTATCCAATCGCTTTCTGTTTCCTTGCCTGTTGTGCCAGTGAAGATATCTTTTACAGCGTCCCAATATCCGCTGTCTCGTATGGCGATACTAGCGGCAGTTCCCACGGCATAAGCACCAACGTTTGAAACGTCATACCCCAAATGCTTTTGTATTTCACTTCTTATCAGACTGTAATAGTTGTTAAACATTGCCCAGTTTTGCATTTTTGAAAATTCTGATAAGTGATTATTTGTATAGTCGATGAAAAGCTGTTTCAAACCGCTGTTGCTGACAAGTTGTTCATTGCCAACACCCAAATCAATATATGGTTGAAAACCACTAAACAGATTTGGATAGTGCTGTATACAAAATTGCATAAAAGGCACTAGTCCATAACGATAATCAAATTGATATCGTCCGTATGCTCTACCCTTATCTCCGTTTATATACCAACCGCTAATATCTGAATATTCTTTACCAGATTCAAAATATTGCCAATTTATCCACATTCGCGCACCAACTTGCTCATTTTCTTTCTTTTCTTCCGGAACAGGCTGTGTCGATTCTGAATTTTGTACAACTATAGCCGTATGCCCAGGCATGTGTAGAATGTCGCCCACTTGCAAGTTATCACCTGTTGTCAAATATTTACTGTCATACAATATATCAAACAGCTCTGTGTTTTTAAGCTGTTCTAGTTCGTTGTATGTATTCATACTTGTACTTACTAGAATATTGAGACAATTTAATATACATGCAACTAAAGCAGAGCAGTCAGTTGCGCAAGGTACTTTAACGTCTTTTGGTTTCCACCCGACTTTTCGACATTCATTTGTAAAAGTTTCCCTTCTATGTTGATTGTAACCAACATTTTGATTGTCGCAAGATTCTATCATAAGTGTAGCAATTCCACGGGCGACGTCTGGGCGGTTGCGAATACGTGCCACCCAATCCCAGCGCCTACCGTCTCCAGTTTGTGGAAACCACCCTGTTACGCGGACTTCAAGTCCGTTTTGATCTCCGTCTCTACCACCCCATAAATTGCCGTTTTCATCTTTTGAAGCTTCACCAATATATGTTGCCATATCAACCGCCCTCACTTTCTGGAAAATGATTTTCCAATATTTTATCAGTGCGTTTAAAATTTGAAATGCCATGCCAAAACCACACACCACTATCAAGGCGATTTGTTATGTATGCGATTGCGTTTTGTGGCGCGTCATTTGCCGTGACAATCGCACCGCTTGTGTGTACATAGTTCACAATTGGCAACGAATCAATTACAATGTCGGCAAGACTGCCATTGTAGTTGTAGCCGTACATGCAGAAGTAGTTGTTAAATTTTTTGATATCTTGCAAAGATGGATAATACCATGCAACAGAAATCATAGGGAAAAGTGCGTTATACATTGCAATAGTTCCAGTAGGATTTCCAATTGTTAGGTCTGATTCTTCAAATTTTGCACCCAAATTTTCTGCAAAAGTTTCCGCGGCTTGCAGCTCACCTTTAATGTCAAGTGAAAAAAGATTTCCGATTGACGCAACGCCAAAGTTTCCAAAGTCACGCATAACACCGCTATTGTTTAGCTGTGTAGTCGATAACTGCACACTATCCCACGTACTACTTGCAAGCGAATAGTCTCCGTTTGTTCCGTTTCCGTACTGCTCTGGTGTTATAACAATACCGCCTAATTGTGACTGGTTAGCCGCCCACTTGAATTTAAACTTTTTGGCTAGCAGTGCAGACTCATCAAAATAACGGAAATCATATTCTTTAGCACTTCCACCGCAATTGACTGTTAACTTGTTAAATTGTGGGGAAGTGTAAAGCTTATTCCACAAAGGTTTTTCAACAAAGGATTGCACCAACTCAACCTCTCCTGTCCTGTTGTCAACCTTATCAAGATTTTCGCCGCTTATGTCAGTGGCAAAAAACTTTGGCACGTGATATGCTCCAATTATGTCTTCCTGTCTACCACACTTTGCATAGCGTTTAACTACTTCTAACGCTTGTGCTCTTGACAGCTTACTTGTGTTACTTTGGACTATGCCGCCGCATTCGCAAGGGTTGACAGATACCAACGAAAAGAAATTATTGATTTGCCCGTAATCGCCCATGGCGAAATTTGCAATTGCCGCGTAGAAATCGCTCGATCTATCTTTGTATGTATCAGTGTCGTTTGCTGTCATAAGATAAACGCTGTCATCATCATCTTTATGAAATCCATACTCAGTTCGTGCAATTTCCCACCTGTCAACTTGTGTTGGTTCGGGGTAAAAGTTTGCAAAAAGCCCGTCACTTGCTGGGTGCTGTCTCATGACTGAGGATGGATGGAATGTGAATTTATCAAGGTAAGTCGCCCAATAATCAACAGATGTATTTACATATGTGAGTTTGTTGTTTACATACTGATAATCAATGATATAAGCAAATTCAATTCGCGACTCGTTTTGATATGCCATATAATTATAGCGTCTTAATTCATCTGCTCGTACTGGACAACGAAAAGTCTGCCCCTGTCTTTCCCACGTCACATTATCATAACGTTTATAAGTAAGAACGCCAAGAAGTTCTTTTAAGAACCCCTCAGCGTTTCTTTCTGTCGGGATTAACAAGTGTTTACCGCTGTCGTCAAATGGCGAGTCAAACAAGTATACAGTTGTCATAATATCCCCCCTCTATTAAGCATTTTTGCAAATTGCAACAGCATTTCCCCACGGTCTAATGCCGTATGTCTGCCATACGTTTAAGTACTGATTCTGATACATTCCAGCGGCATTGTAGAAGTCGCCGCTTGTACTCAGATTGTCGCGGTACTCGAAAGTATTAACATCTGCAAGTACTGCAAGAATGTTTTGGTCATCCTTGATGGTTTTCCAATACTGTGTTGCAGGATCAATGGAAGATTCGAAATCGAGATAATCAAAGTCTGGGAAAGGTGTGACACGTCCGACTAAATCAGCCTTAGACATGTTGAAAGCTCCAGCTAGTGTCTCAACATTGCAGTTAACTAATACGTCACTTCTTACAAATAAATACAAACTGTCGGATGGAGTCCATGTGATTGCAGGTGTTGCTCCTACAATTCCTTGTGCTGTTGCATATGCCTGATAGTTGTTGAAGTCACTTGAAGCATGTGTGATATCAAGTGCGATTTTCTGAATGGTCTTGATAAAGCCGACAGATGAAGCGGCAGGGTCACCCTCATCCCATGGAATTTCCTTCTTAACTACTACGTTGTTTTTAACGGAAGTCTGAATCAACTTCTTGATAAGGTTTTCTTCTTCAATCTCGTTCCCACTGAAAAGACTTGTCACCATGCCCGTTACCATACTGTCAAGCTGCTCCCATGACGTGAAAGCACCTTCCATAAGCTCTCTAGGAATAGTTACTGGAAACTGTCGCCTACGATTCTGTCGGAAATAACAAGTTTTTACATCTGGTTTTGTCACCTGTAACAGCGTTGCTCCAAGAGAAATGTCATAATCACGCCCCATGGCAGGATTGACATAGTTCATTTCCATATCAGTTCCAAGTGGAAAACCTTCTTTTTTCAGCATTGCATACTGATTGGTATACATCTTAGATTCCACGGACTGGATGACAATCTTGTTTACAACATAGTGAAGAAACTCATTCATAAATGGTGCATACTTTACAATTGGTGTCATGGCGTGACTAATAGAAGTCGCCACGGTAACTTCGCCTGTTGCCCTCATGTATTCGTTTGAGGAATTCTTTCTAGCATCGTTAAAAAGATTTACTCCGCGCTGTGCGCTTGACAGCGGTGTTGTTGTTTTTGCCATACTTTTATACCTCACTTTCTATATTAGCTATAATAGCTTAAAATGTCATCGGTTGTGACTTCATCTTTTTCGTCATCGTCATCATCCTTTGTTTTTGTGGACGGAGAAATAGAAGTTGTTACACGGTTGAACAGCTCCAAGTTCTGCTTGCTGAGTCTGTCGTTTTCCGTTTTCAATGTTGCGTTTTCTGTCGCAATGGCTTTCTCAGCTTCATTTGAAGCTTTCGCCATGTCAAGCACGTCAACAACAATTCTTCGCATTTCATCAACTGACATTCCATCTGGAATTGAAAGCGTTGTCACCATCTTATCAATATCAATCATGCTTTTGCCCCCTCATAGTTAATATTCGCAAAGTGAAAACTGTGCTCCCATTCATATTCTGCTATTCTGCCTAATTCAATGGTATGCCCCTCTTTTGGCATGTGCAGAAAGAAACCGTAGCCAATGTCAATGCCGACATGTCTACCTTTACCGCCAAAAGATGAATACAATCCGTTTCCTTCTGTTCCTAAAAGCGGTGTAGTCTTTTCTGCTCCGTCATGATAGTGTCCGGTGCTGTAATTTTGTACACCTACGACAGCGGACACGAAACCGCTACAATCAAGTCCGATTTTACCACGCGAGAAAGCTTTATAAGCACTTAACTCCTGTGTTGTGTACTTTGCAAAATATGCTGGTTCGAGACTAATTAAAGTGTTCATGACTTCGTCTGTCAACACTTGCCCCTTTGCCCCGTAAAAGTATGCGTACTCATCACGATGATAAAACATATATAATGCTTTTTTAATTACTTCATAATATGTCATTCTTTCACACCACCTTCCAACTCTGTTTTAATTTCCGATATCATTTCCCTGAGGGAATTGATTGCATTTGTAAGCTCTTTTGTTTCCTCTTTGTGCACGTCTGTCTGATACTTGATGTAATAACAGAGAATCAACGTCATGCAAATTGGAAAGCCGACACTTGTAATTATTTGCGTAACTGCACTAATATCCATCACAACACCTCACTTTCTAAAAAGGTGGGCGTGTCTCCACGCCCGTGCTGACAGTTTGCACAACTACCCCGTTCTTCGCGGTCTGTCTGGTAGCCCCAAATTAAGTATAACATATCATTAGTTTTTGTCAATGAGAATTCGCTTGATTAAATCATTGAATTTTTCAGATGCTGTTTTACTGCTTGCACATATTTGTGAGGTGTTTTTATAGTATAGTAGCCACTGTATGATTTTTTGGGTTGATGGTAAGTACAATTCGTTCGTTTGTAGCACTGTTTTTGCTTTATATTTCCCGTCAATTACTGTTAATGGTACACCCTGTTTAGTCGGTAAAACAATTGTAATTGCAAAGTCTGATATATAAAGTCTGTTGTTCTGTGCAGATAGTTCACCATACCACCGCCACGGTAAATTGTTGTAGATTTCTGGATAAATATTTTCTTGCCACACACCTTTTATTGTCATGTCATTTGTTTGTGATTCATAAACGGCTAAATGTTTAGACACGTGTGCATGTTTTGGCGGTTCGGTGTACAAGCAACAAATCTTAAGTATATCATCTTCAACTTTTCGATTAAAAATATAAATTTTACCCTGTTCAAGCTTACGTGCGTCAATGTTGTAATAATCAAATAACGGGCTTTTGGGGTTGATACTATTTGCGCATGCTACGATACGAACGCCTTTTCTTTTTCGTATGATTGTAGATAGTTGCTGACTATATCCCTTTAAAAATTCGCCTTTTGACAGTGGGCGAATAGTCGATGTATCATCATCTTCTATAAATTCATCGAAAAAAATAGTTTTTACACTGTCGTAGCCGCTACCTTTATATTTTGTCCATCCACCGATAGATAAACTATATCCGCAAGTTGTGTATACCCATTTGTTATTTCTTCCCAACTCTTTTTTACGGTACTCACCAGAATAGTAATCAAGGCTTGCTTCATCTTTCCACAACGTTTTATCAGCATAAGGTTTGATGTTTGCGAATGAAGCGCGTGCTCTACCACGTATCAAATAATCTTCGCGAGTACGCATATAGGCAAATTGTGCACCTGTTGCGTTATAATCTTCTAGCAGTCCTTTTTGTACAGAGTATGTCTTACCAGCGGAACGTTCACCAAATATTATATATACATCAGCGTTTAAACTGTACAACTTCGGTATGTCAATATACATTTCATCCCCAACTTTTATATATAGATTTTCAATTTCCATAATATTATCCCCCTATCTTTTCTAGTATCAGCGGTGACAAATGCCGCGTTTTTACTGTGAATTTTTCTAAACGTTTATTGATATCAATGTCTGTGTTTTCAAATTTTCCATTTTTTGTTATTATTTGCGGTTTGATGCTGTAAACATCAATGCCTATCAATGCTCCATATTCTGGACTGATTGACAGAGTATAGGTAGTGTCCTCTATCCATGTACCGCCATTGTCATATGTTTCGATTGCGTTTGTAGTCGGATGTGATATCGTTCGCCCCGACACGTCTGTGTCAAAAGTGGTAAAAACTTCAAAATCTTCGATTGATTTTAGATATTTCACGGCTTTTTTTGATAGTCCTGATACTGTCATTTTTTGCGTACCGTCAGCTTCTTCATATATGTATTTTTTAGCTCCGTATGTTTTAAATTTTCTCCATGCACCTTTCTTTTTTGTTTCCCAATCGAAAATGCCTAAATCCGGTAAGTCATACTCAAGATCATATCTTTTTATTGTTAGATCAATTTTGTATTTTGCAAAGTCGTTATATTCGTTTATAACGTTTAAACATTCTTCTCGATTTATGATTTTTGCGCTGTCTGTGTCGCAATACAACACATTTCTATCTATTTTTGATACTATATCATGCATTAAATGATAGCGTGTATACGCTGGTATAAAAACCCCAATTTGGTATGGCAAAAAGCTTCTGTGCGATTTATAGAATTTTTCGAGCTGTGCCGTGATTTCTTCTTTGTTTGTTATCGCACAATGTTGCAAGCTCCAATAAGTACCCTCAAGTGTAACAACGTCGTGAATCGGGTCTTGTACAAACATTCCATAAAAAGAGTTAACACGGTTTTTTGCTTTCCCATAGTTCAATTCTTCACCGTCAACATTTTTTAATGATTGCTTTTTGTTATAATATTTTAACATTGTCGTAACAATTCCAGATGGTAAGTAATCAGCTCTACAATAATAGCATTCATCAACTCTAATTGATTCAATTTTGTACATACGTAGTATAATACCTAGGTCTAGTGACGTGCATGTTGTTTTTATCATGTCAGCTTTAAAAATTCTACCATTATCCATAACACAGTCGCTTGACACATCACAATGTGAAAGTGATAGATATGTCATTGAACCACGTGCCTTGATATTCTTTGCTGTTATAGTGCATATAAAAAGATAATTGTCTGTGTTCATTAAACGCTTTAAGTCGTAGATATTCGCACCCTTTAACGGCATGAGTGGACTACATGGGAATTTTTCTGTTGCGATCGCGAACGGATACGCACTACCAAAGTCGAAACTATCTACATTTTCCATGATTTGACCAGCATATAAATAGTTGGCGTGCACATAGCCACCCATGAAAGCTTTTCTGCAAATAACATATTTTTCATAGTTAAGTGCGGTGTTTCTAAACATTTTCATCCACTTATAATCTTTTTTCATGATTGAGCGAAGCTCATCACGTAAAAACCCCGTGTTCGTGTATGGAAATTCATAGAAAGGTTTACCTTCCTGTTCTTCCAATTGATGAATTTTCGCCACCATAATTTCAACATCTCGATATGTGTATCGTTCCTTATCTTGCGGCAACTTTTCACCCGGTTTTACGATATCTTTGTAATTCATTTCAAGCTTTTCAAGTCCCACGTCTTCTCCACAAGCCGCAAGACCTTTATTCGTTAGCTTGTAAGAACAGCGAAACTCCAATACATCGTCAATAATAAGATATAGTGGTTCATGTGTGTCCATATAAAAGCCGCCTGTCATGGTGTGTCCTTCTAGGTTTCTAATTATTGCTTCCATTTCATAAGACAAGTTGTGCACATATATGATTAAGCGGTTTTCACCTTGAGTTGCGATTTCTTTGTATTGATTATGGAAGTAGTCGTATAAATTTGCCCATGATGTGCATGTGTTATAGTTATAGTCGCTATCCATAACGCTCCAATGCCATGTGTAGATAATGTCACAATCTTCTGATATGTGTTCATGTGTCGTTTCAATGTCAAAACAAAGAAACTTTTTGCAATATGTAATTTTTTGTCTTGCCATTGTTTACACCTCGTTAAATGTCGTCAAAATCTTGATTTAAGTCTAGCCACTGTCCGCTTGTACCTTCACGCTGTACATCCAAAAACCAACTATCCAAATCTACATTTTCAGGGTCAAGGTTTGATAGGGTATCATATCCACTTGACTCTCCTGTCCATCTTGCATATGCAAGCAATTGTTCGCTGTCATACTGCTCACCCTCATGTGCGGATTGCCATGCCCCCATGTAAGTTGTCATAGCTTTCCATTGTTCAAACGTCAAATCTTTAAGCTTTGGGTGGTTTTCTTTCATTTTCTCGAATGCTCTATTTTGTAATTGTCGGTATCCCGTATAGGTTGACTGTTTAGCATTCAGAATCTCAATTGCTGTCGATACCTTTTTCTGTAATGCTTGCATAGATACGCCTTGATATCTTATGTCGTATCCTTTATATCTGTCGTATATTGGATTGATTTCACCAGTGTAACGTTTGCCGCGCTCATTGAAATAGGTACTTAAAGTTTTTAATCTGGTTTGCGCTCTTTTGCCTAATGTGCGCAAAAGAAGAAGCGTTTCTTCTTTAGTGTAGCTTTTCTTGAGTAGCTTATACTTTCCGTCAATCACATCATATAGAATGCCTTTCGCACGTTGGACTTCGCCGACACGCTCTTTTTGCTTACTTGCCATACTCCTCTACCTCTCTTTCTGTAAAAGGCTCGATGTAGCCGCTTGCTATTGCGCTTTGAATCATTTTATCTGGTGTCATGTGATAGAGTGGAGCGTATACTTCGAGTGATTCTCTAACTTCTCTGTAATACTTGAGTCTCAAAACAGGTGTTTTAATATCATCAAGTGCTCTCAAGACAATAGCGTGTTGAAGTTCTAATAATTGGCTTTCCAAATACATATATTTGTTACCTCACTTTCGTTTTTCTTTTATTTTAACATGTAATTGTAAACAAATATAAGATATTTTGTTAATAAATTATTAACATTTTATGAATTAAAAAGGGGACTTTTCAGTCCCCTAGCAGATGCAAAAAACGAACAAACTTGATTAGTTTCCGTTCTATTATTTGGTGTCAACCGCACTGTTGACCGTTTACAATTTTAAATCATCACTACCATAATTTTAAAGAAAGTTTGATTTGACTTTCTTGAAATTCCTGTTGTACACTGAATAATGAAATCTTCTCCATCTGCATCAGCATCAACAAAGAGATCAACAATCTTGTCAATTTCACGCTTTACGCCTGTTGCATAGATTCCAATTCCCTCATCTGTTTTCATGCAAAGATAGTAAGTTTCTTTTCCTGTTTCGTCATCAGTGCCTTTTACAATTCCCAGCAGTTTTCCATATGGTTTTGCGTCTTTCGCAAGGGCGGTTGTACCATTGATTTTTACAAGCTTTACACATGATTCTTTTCCAGCTACTAATTCAAAATTTTTCATAATTTAAAATCTCCTTTTTGTGTTATTTGTTTGAAGTGTAATGTTATGTAGTATTATCATTATATTGTGTGTTGTGTTATGGTCTACGGTGGTATACCAGATAGTGAAATAATACAATTACAGAGTTCGCAATTTATAAAAGTTTCTATAGTGCGTGTTACTACCATTATTAAAAGTAAAGGTATAGTAAGTCTCTGTCTCCGTTTCCACTCTCTGTAAAGTTCCACGTATCTGATTTGTGTAGTACCCCTCACACAACAGCGAATTGTTGAGGTCATAATAATTGATTGTGCCATCTGATAAAGTCTCCTTTATGGTGGTGCGCTTATCAACGAAGTTGATTCGCGCCCCTGTTGGTACGTTTACACGTCTGATTTGTTTTCCCATGGTCAATCCTCGTTTTCTTCGCGTTGCATTTGTTCAAAAATTGTATATCGAATGGCTTCTTCGATTTCATCGACGGTTAATATATCATTAAGGTTTTCACCCTTATTATCAATAATTGTCAAGCCTCTATTAAGTTCATTGCGAACTTTTTCCCAATCCTTTTGAATTGTTTTAAAGTTACCTTCGCCAATGTGTCCTACCACAAACTTATTAAAATCATAGAGTCCGATACATACCGCGTTAGCGGCAATCTTCTCCATCATCTTTTTTAACCTGTCGTTTTTACACTCTCTTATAGTACGCCCACATTTTAAGCATTCCCCGGCTTCTTCAATCAATCTTACCTTTTCTTGTTTCTGTCCAGCTTCCATTATTCAATCCTCACTTTCTTTGCTTTGTGCTGTGTTCTTATCTTTGTTACATGTATATAGTACCATGGTTTGATTTTTTGTCTACTGTTAT